TAGACAAAGATTCCGGAACCAAAGCGCCAAGAGCACCAGAAAGTTCGCCCCAAAGGCGCCGAGGCAAAAGATCCGGCCTAAAGTTACGCATACCTATGTTGCTATCTTGATTGGCCCAGTCTACAAAAGATTGTACCCCCGGGATTCTATTAAGAAAATTTAGTGCCCCATTTGCCATCGTTAATTACCCCCACAGCCAGCGGCCAATACCAGCGCCCGCCATTCCTAGCCCCGCCGCTTGTGAGATAGGCGACTGCCCCGGTATGTATTGATTGCCTGTAGTTGTTTGTGTGCTCTGTTGAGAATAAGGCACACCTCTAAGAGCGCCTAAAGCAAAGTTAAGCTGCTGATATGGATGCTGGCGTTGATCCATAAAATCTTGAAATGCCGTATCAGCTATTTGCTGTTGCTTCATAGCACCTGGCTGAGCAGCGCTCATCAAAGTTCCAACGTCTTGGGCGCCCAAGGTAGATAAGGCCCCTGCCCCTTGAAGTAGTCTATTTTGATCTACATTAAATTGGTTTTGGGCTGCTTGGTAGCCTGCGTGGCCTAATTGGCCTAATGTATCGCCTAAAGCAGTTGCTTGTTGGTTAGCTAAAGCAGGATTAGCAACTGTATGATAACGCTCACTGCCAAATGAACTACCAGCCCCAACATTCATCCTTTGCCGTTGCTGTTCGAACTGTTCGTTCATTCGTCTTGTTATGTTATCCATAACTTGACTTTGGTAAGGATTCATATATTTCTCAGCGGCCGCTTGATCGAAACCCTGAGTAGCCTGTGTCACCATAGGCTCAAATTTTCCCGCCATATTAGATGCGAGATCCATGCCCTGCTGTTGTAGAGCAGTCAAAGGAGCTACCCTTGGGATTCCTGAGTAACTCTGGTAAGGTTTATTGGCAAGTTGCTTTGCCATGTTAAACAGCTCTTGCCCACCTTGGCTCATCCACTCCGGTATTTCGCTTCCTTGAACTACCGTTGTAGTTTGAGGAACCTCTTTAACCTCTGGTTCGCACCAACTACCCATATCAAAATCCTTTCACGTAAGAGGCCCCAATACGCTTGAACCCATGCCGTTTATAAAACTTATCTTTTCTTTCTAAATCGTCTCCAAATACATGGCCCATTTTAACCGGGACACCTGTTTCATTACTTAGCTGTTTAAACGCTGTTATAAGATCATGTCCAGCAGAAGTAGCTCGCCTTTCCGGTCTAACATAGAACCATAAATCTCCTAAAGTATTTCTATTAGAAAACCACTCACATCCAAAATAACCGCCTACAGAACCTATCACCTCGTTATCATCTTCTGCTATAAAACACGCCCCTTGCTCTATAGACTGAATAACATGCTGAACTGTTTTCGTCCAATCTACTTCACCAAGGTCTAAAGGAGACTCTTGGTGCATATCTGATAGTAGCATAAGTAAGGCCGGTATGTCCAGGTAAGTTGCTTTCCTTATCATTTTCCAAGCATTCCAAATTGTCTAGATTTTAGGTCTTCTATTAAAGTGCAGAGAACATCTGCAACTTGTGCGGTCGTTGTACTATCTGCGTCTAAGGATCGAGTAGTAGTAACATTGCTAGTAGACCACCCAGTTTGTGCTGGTTGCGTCATCTGTGTGAGTATCAATTCTAGCGCATTAACTAATTCTGTTGCCCATCTAGGATCATATTCCTGTGGGGGTTGTGGTAAGCGAACAATACTCATCTTTTACCGCTCCGTCTATATCGCAACCTTGGCGTGCCCCATTTCCAAAAATCACTTGCGCCATCGCTTTCTATTCTCATCCGTATCTGACGACCACGAGCTCGCATAGATAACTTTTGTGTTGAGCTAGATAAAGTAAAAGGCCCCTTAGTAACTTCAGAGCCAGCGGGATACTTCTTGGTGTAAAAAGTTAGTTTGGCATTCCCCGTTATAGTCGCGTCAGGAATTAATTTGTCTGCAATAAATAGGTCATCTCCAGCCTGCGGTATCTCAAATACGCCAGTTTCTATATAGCTAGAAAATGCCGAACCATTATCAGATGTGCCACTCTCATGGTAAGACAAAGTGCCATCTGATTGCACAGCGACGGGGTTATTGAGCCAAGAAACCTCATCTAGCCAGACGCACCTATCTAATGTTCCAAAATGCCACTCTGCTGTGCTATGATTATAAACGACGTATTTATTAGGGGAAGTTGATCCGGTAGTTGTGTAGAACCACCAAATCTCATTAAACCTACGATTTAGGCCTCCATAAGTTAATTGGTCAAGAGATGAGTCCATATTATCAAACACTTGATCTCTAACAGGGGAGGGCAGAATTTTCACAGACCCATCATAAACATAGAAATGCTTATTGCCCATCCAATAGACAATGCCATTTTGATCGACTACCGATTTCTGCGAAATTGGGCTACAGTTTGACGCTATAATCGTGAATCCAAAAATATAAGGAGGGCCAATGTAGTTCATAGCTTGCAGTGTGTCATCTGTCCAAATAAGTATCTGCCCCCTAGTTTGTAGTCCTGCTACAATTTTGGATCCGCCCTGTAGCCTTTGAGAGCCAGCTGTATTGTCAGCGGCAGAGGTCCAAGTAGTTAGTCCTTCCTGATCTGACCATCTAACATTTAATGGGTCAGCTACAGAACCAGTATGCGCCCCAAGAGCAACAACGTGGCGAGATGGTGTTGCTACAAGCGTGAGTTTAGTAGATGTTGGGGCATTAGTAACAACTGTAACTCGAGTCGTAGGGTTAGTTGCGTCCCATAAGTAAGTCGCTTCGTTCCTACGGGTTGCTATCATATCTTCGCCCCATAGGCTTAGCGACCAAGTACTAGGCTCTAGTGTAACATCGCTTTGGTCAGCGTTAGCAGAATACCCCCACCCAAATTGCTTGGTTGCGGTACCGCCAGAGGAGTAAGAACCAAACCCAGAAGTGTTGGTACCAGATAGCTCAAAAGTGTTAGTTGCTTTATTCGCAACTGTGTAGGTATTGCCGTTTACCTGTGTCATGCCTACGACACCTGTAATTTTGACAAGGTCACCATTAACAAAAGGGTGGGACCCAGCTGTAACTACGCCAGGGTTAGCCTGAGTAATCCCCGTTATAGTGTCTTCCGTTTTGGTGGCGCCTTCTCTAGGGTCGCCCCAACCTCCTGCTCCCCATCCTAAACCCTCAGATGCCTGGGCACGACCGCCAGATAACAAATAAGTAGTCGAAACAGAAGAACCGCCTGTACTCGAAGCAGAAGAAGAAGCATTAGAACCGTGGGTAATGGTATAGGTATTATCATCAACGTGCGTAAGTTGATACTCTCCATCAACGGTTATTCCACCGCCTGCAGAAGCACCTGAGAACACAACATAATCACCGTCTAAAGCTCCGTGCGCTGTATGTGCAACGGTTACTGTTGCAGACCCACTAGAAGTAGTAAAAGGCCCATTAAGCGTAGCCGTTGATCGAACAGGGGTAACATCGGTTTTAGTATCATTGTATACTACCTCTAACTTTTTCTCAGTGCCGACAGCAATAATACTATCGCCATTTAAAGTTCGCCAAGCTAAAATATCAGAAGCGACACCTGTAAAAGACCACCCTGACTCATTTGTCCAGCCCCCAATCTTTTCGGGCAGACCTTGTTGGAATCTAACTTTTTCTGTAGTTTTCCAACGTGCTCCTGTAGAGTATTCGGGGCGATCCGCTACAGCTCCGCCAGGTATTTCTAACTTAACTAATGTCATACCACTATTCTACATTGTTTATACTTCTAATTAAAGACCTAAGCAGTATCAAAAAGTTCTTTTTCTTTAGCTCTACGCAACACTAGCCCTTTTAAAATTTTGCCACCAGCTCTTCTCCACTTAGGAAACTCAGCGCTTGCACCATCATAATCTCCTCTGTTGAGTTTTCTCCTTAACGTAGACGACTGTAACCTACCGCTCCCGAGGTTAAACGTCCAGCTCGCAAGCGCCGAGTATTGGTTTGCATTAAGAGGAACATTAACAAGCTGGCCGACTGCTCGTTGAATATGACGGAGTTCTCTCTGCAAAAGAATCTGTCCCTCATCCTTGGTGATAGACGGGTGAGACATTGTAACCCTGTTACCGTCCAGATCCCATATGGACCCATAGCCGATTGTCGGAACACCTGCGGGGCAAACGTAGACCGTAGGCGACCATCCTTCAAAGGTTTTGATGATTGATAAGCCACGCGCATTTATCTGACCGTTCCAACGCTTACGATTTTTACCCATTGGACTATCCTCAAGTTTGGTTTTTTCTCGCCATTGTACGAGCCCCAAACCAGAAACTTACTACGGCCGCCCAAACGGCTTGCATCTCGTTATTCCATAAAGCGTGGTAGGTAGCTAAAGTTATCATGTCAAAAGCGAGCAATAAGGTAAGGACAAATATTTCAATAAACAACAGGTAGGTAGCTATAGGCCTTACACTAGCTGCTAAATTGACTATCCATTGCGATGATCTCGCTTGTAAATTAGCAGAATGTTTCATTATAGCTTGAGTTTCTGCAATGTCAGCTTCTACATGAGTTCTTTTTAACGCTAGTTCTCCTAGCTGTACTTGTTGCTCAAGCTGCTTGTCCATCATAGCAAGCTCATGTGCTTTGTCTGACCTGTCTTGAAAATAATCCATTACCTTAGGCAAGAAACTTGTTCCGAACCCAAGAACTGAACCCAATAAAGAAAGCATAGCTACCTCTTCTTTTTCTTAGTTTTAGGCTTAGTCACAGAAGTCTGAATTAGCGGAGTACCAAAGCTCTTTACCCACGCCCATTCTAAGCCCGCCCGAATCTTTTTTAGTGTCCATTTAATAAAACTTAAAGACCAAAAATTCATTAATTACCTCCGCCGTTTATAAAGGTACGCTGTTTATCTTTTAGCTTCTCAACCGCGCTACGAACTTCCATCATATCGGTTTGTAGCCTCGTGATATTTACACCGTTACTCATACCTTTTTCTATTCTTCCCTGTATCTTTTCAACTTGACCGCTTAGGTGCTCAATCAATAAATACTGCTCTTGATCTGCACTTGCTTGACCCAATTCACCTCGAGGCCACTTTATCCTAAATTCATTATTTTTTGCGATGTCTGCTTGTAACTCCTTAAGCCCTGTTTCCAAATCTTTTTGGATTAACTGTTCAAATGTCTCTAGCTTGTTTAAACGCTCAACGACGCCAAAATACCCCCAAACACCTATAGAAACTGCCGCTACAATACTAATTAAGTTCCTTATAGGCATTGAGATAGCAGAACTATCGCTAA